TGGATATAAACAACAAAGGAAACATTGATGTTGTTAATCTCAAGAGAATCCAAGATATCTTAAAATGTTTTGAGGATAGATACAAGGATTTTTATAATTCTAAAAACCAAAAAATAATTAAAGAATCTTACTTGAAAAGAAAAAAATTTTAGAAATTAGACAACATTTGAAAAAAATGTTATAATTTATTTGAAAATTCAACACGAAAGTAGGTGGTAATTGCGTGGCAAAAGAAGATAATTTAATACCCCAAGCCCATGTGTTAACACTCGAAGAACAGTCGAGGGCTGGTAAGGCTTCTGGAGAAGCAAGGCGTAAGAAAGCCACTATGTTATCAGTTCTTGAAAAGATGCTTGATGAAGTACCGATTAAAGACAATGAGGGTGGCTTGACAAATCGTGAATTAGCAACGTTAGGACTTATCAAGGGTGCTAATCAAGGCATTGCTAAAAATTACGAAATAATACAAGATTTAATGGCAAAAAAAGAACGCAAAGACGAAGAACAAAATATATATGTTGAGTTACCAGCTAAAGATATAGCAAGTCAATTTACCGACATATACCGAGCCATAATTGACCGAGACTATCGAGAATATTATCTTGAAGGTGGGCGTGGTAGTACGAAGTCATCATTTATAAGCGAGGTTTTAATCGTGCTGTTAGAGAATAACCCTCGAATGTGTGCTGTTGTTATGCGTAAGGTAAAAGACACACTAAAAGATAGCGTATACGCCCAAATAGAGTGGGCAATTGACACACTAAGCGAGGTTTATCCTCATATTAAAAATGATTATAAATTGACTAAATCACCGTTAGAAATAACAAAGATATCCACAGGGCAAAAGATATATTTTAGAGGTGCTGATGATTATGGTAAGATTAAATCATTAAAGACACCAAAGGATATGTATGTAGGAATAACATGGTATGAAGAGTTTGACCAGTTTGCTGGTATGATGGAGATTCGTAAGATTAATCAATCTTTGGTGCGTGGTGGTGATGATTTTATACAGTTTTATTCATACAATACACCAGCAAGTTCACAACATTTTGTTAACATAGAAAAGATAATTCCTAAAGAAAGTAGGCTAGTACATTTAAGTGATTATAGGACAGTACCTAAGAAATGGCTAGGACAGGCTTTTATTGATGAGGCAGAGTTCTTGAAAGATGTTAACGAGAAATTATACCGTAACGAATATCTTGGAGAAATGACAGGTGTTGGTGGTAATGTATTTGAAAATGTAGAATTGCGTGATATAACCGATGAAGAAATAAATACGTTTGATTATATCTATCAAGGAATGGACTTTGGTTGGTTTCCTGACCCTCTAGCATGGACTAAGTGTTGTTACAACCCTTCACAAAGAACTTTGTATATATTTGATGAGTTTGTGGTTAATAAAATGAGCAATGAAGATGTATGGCAACATTTAAAAGAAGATAAGGGGGTGTCAGAAGATGATTTGATTATTGCTGATAGTGCCGAGCCTAAATCAATTGGGGATTTTAGGGCTTATGGTTGCATGATGAAAGGTGCTGAAAAAGGTGCTGGTAGTGTTGATTATTCAATGAAGTGGTTATCTTCACTTGCTAAAATAATAATCGACCCTCATAGATGCCCAACTTCGGCACAAGAGTTTAGCACGTATGAATTTGAGCAAGACAAAGATGGCAATTATATTAGTGGTTATGTTGACGCAGATAACCACTGTATAGACAGTATAAGATATGCACTTAATTTAATATGGAGAAAGAAAGGACAATGATAAATGTTTAAGAGTATAATACAATATATTTTGAATAATATTTTCAAAATAAATACGCAAACGACTAAAAAAGAAATAGACGACAATAGCAAGTATGCTAAATTATACGAAAGCATTGATGATATTAATTTTGCTAGTATATTCAGTAATAAACTTGCTAATTACACGATAAGCGATAGCGCGATGAATATTGAGGGGGAGAATGCAAGAGTTGATTTGTTAAATAAAACAGGTCAATCAATGTGGAAAAAAGGCAAGAAAATAGTATCAATGGCTTTTGGATATGGGGGTGTGATAATAGTACCATATGTTAAGGGTGGCAAGATATACTATAACTTAGTTCCACAAGATAGACTAACAATTGACGAGACTGATGGAGAGTTAATAACAGGTGCTACTGTATTAGCCGAAAAGAAAGTAATTAGTGGAACAATATCACAAACAATTTATTTACGTTGGACTAATTACAAAGTTGAGAATGGAAATATGGTTATCACACAACAATATAGTGATGACAAAGGCAATAAGATACCAGCCCCAGACTTTTGGAAGGATATACAAGAAGTTAGGACTATTACAAACGTTGATAGGGTGTTGTTTGGATATATTAAATCACCAATCAATAATCGTAAAGCTAATGATAAGTATGGCGTGCCAATTACATTTGGCTGTGACGCAACTATTATGGAAATAAAAGAGACAATGAAACAACTAATTAGAGAATATGAGTTAAAAGAATGTTTTGTTGGTGCAGATGTAACCATGTTTAACGGTAAAAACGCCCTTCCTAGCAACGGTTTATTTAAAAAGATAGATAGCACTAGTGATGACTTTTTCGAGGTGTTTGACCCACAATTTAGGGATTATACAACGAGATTACAAGAACTTTATAAAAGACTAGAGCATGAGATAGGAACAAGCTATGGAATATTAAGTGAAATTGATACACAAAATGCAACTGCTACTGAAATTAAAAAAGCAATGTATGATACGTTTTGTATCACAGATGATATGAGGACTAATATTGAAAAAGGCATGGAGGATTTCTTTTATGCTTGCAACGTGTTAGCAAATGCTTTTAATCTATCCCCACAAGGAGAATATGAATTGAGTTTTGATTGGAGTTATTCATTGCTTGAAGATACGGCAACCGAATGGAGTCAGTTAACATATGGACTAAGCAAGGGCGTTGTTAAAAAAGTCGAAGTAAGGCAATGGTTATTCCCAGATGAAACGCTTGAAGATAGTCAAAAGGCTATTGACGAAATAAAAGAAGAACAACCTAACGTTGATGATTTATTAGGAACTCGTGGAGGTGAAGAATAATGAAGTTAATAGTTAATCCGCATAAAATAGAAATAATAAAAGAACCTGTAAATGAACGCGAGATAGATATTACAAAGTGTGAATTTGAATTTGCTGATGAGATAACAAATGATTATGTTAAAGAAGCATATTTTACATTCAACGGAACTACTTATAAACAAATTATTGTTAATAACCAATGTGCCATTCCTAGTGAAGTGTTAGCTAAAAAAGGGCAAGTTGAAGTTGGCGTAGTTGCTTTCTTGGTAGAAAATGAAGAAGAAATAAAGAGATACAATCCAAGTCCAGCATATTTCAACACATGTCTAGGAAGTTTAAAAGATAATGCAGAGAATAGTGAGCCAATTACACCAAGCGAGATGGAGCAGTTCGAGCAAGCTTTAAATGACGGACTAAATGAAGTAGCAAATGTAGACATAGACGCAGAACAAACTTCAACGGGTGGAACAGTAACAATAACAAATAGATATGGTGAAGAAAAAACAGTAGAAATTAAAGACGGTGAAAAAGGAGAAACAGGAGCTACACCTAACATTCAAATAGGAACAGTAGTAACAGGAGACCATTCAGAAGTAACAAGAACAGGAACTAATGAAAATCCTATATTTAACTTCGTCTTAGAAAAAGGAGATAAAGGAGATACAGGAAACGGTATAGCAAGTGTAACAAAAACGGCAACGAGTGGTTTGGTTGATACATACACTATAACGTATACAAACGGTACTACAACGACTTTTAATGTAACAAATGGTAAAAGTATAACAAACATAGCTAAGACCTCTACAAGTGGCTTAGAAGATACATATACAATAACATATAACGATAATACCACTTCAACATTTACAGTAACAAATGGGAATGGAATATCTAGTATAGAGAAAACAGGAACACAAGATAATGTAGATGAATATACAATTTATTATACCAACGGAACTACATCTACATTCACAGTAACCAATTCAACAGTAACAAACCAAGAATTTGAAGAATTAAAAGCCGAGCATGAAGAATTAGTCAATACACTACCTAGAGTAGAAGGAACAGGAGAAAGCATAACACTAGATAATACGGCACAGTATAAAATGAATGCAGCATTAAATCCGAGTGAATTAAGCCAAGATGGAACACCAGCACCAGATACACCTGTACCTATTAAAAAGGTAACAGGAAATAATACAATGACTGTTTGTGGAAAGAATTTATTAAATACACAAAATTGGGCTGGTGGTTATATAGATAGTAGTGGTAATTTGCATACAGGAAATACAAACGCTTTATTTGATGGTTATATTGAAGTTAATTCAAACACGCAATATGTAATATCAACAAATACAAGTATTAGAAATGTTGCAATAAGTGAATTCGATAGTTCTCAAACATTTATACAAAGAAATCAAAGTGGTAATAATGTTTCTTTATTAACAATAACTACAACCGCAAATACAAAATATGTAAGGGTACAATTTAATTACGATAATTCAACAACTATAACGCAAGCAATAATAGATGGATTAGAATTGCAATTAGAAAGTGGAAGTTCAAGAACTTCATACGAACCATACCAATCCCAAACCTATCCAATAAATCTAGGTTCATTAGAATATTGTAAAATAGGAGATTATTCAGATAAATTTGCTTTGTCAACAGGAGAAAACTTATTTGATATGAATTGGTTAAAACAAGGATATATTAGTGATAGTGTTGTAGATAATAGAACAGGTAGAACTAGAACAGACGCAATATTATTAGAAGCAGGAACATATACATTTCATTTTGAATATACATCAAGCAAATGGGTAAAGTGTGTAGAATACACAAGTGCAACTGCTACAAGTGGAACATTCTTATTTAATATTCAATCTTCAAATTATACAAAAACCATAACACTAGAAGCAGACACTTGGGTTAGATTTGGTATTGATGATGATATAACAAATGTTTCAACAAACGCAAAAATAATGTTAAACGAAGGAAGTACAGCTTTACCATGGGAACCATACGAAATAGGTAATTGGTATTTAAAAAAGAATATAATTAAGACAACATTAAATAATAATGTAGCAACTATATCTACTTATTGGTTAAGTAGTAGAGGGGTATATGGGGCAGCAATACCAAAATCAGTTTTAGGAATATCAGCTACAACAGCTTTAAGACAAAGCTTGTGTACTATGTCAAAAGTTGTATCATCAAATTCAACTATTGGAGAAAATACATATATGTTTAATGCAAATGCTAATAATGTATATTTTTTCAATAGCACATTTTCTACTGTTGCAATTGCAAATGAAGCGTTGAATGGAGCTGTAGTTTGTTGCAATTTAGATAATCCAATAGGAGTACCAATAACCGATACAACATTAATAGAACAACTAAACAACCTATACAATCAAATAAAATCATGTAAAGGGCAAACTAACATAACACAAACAAACGAAGAATTACCATTCAATATTGACGCAAGTGCTTTGTATGACTTGAACAATCTAATTTCAAGAGTAGCTACTCTAGAAACGGAGGTGTAATGTATGACTATAATTGAAAAGAAATCACTTAGAAAAA